CTGCCGTTGCTCCGAAGTTCGTCGATGCAATTGTCAAGATTCTCAACAGCCTTGTAGATGCGGTCATCAAGATCATGCCGAAGCTCATGGAAGCTTTCCAAGTTATCTTGAATGCCGCAATAACTGTTATTCGAAACAACGAGTCGAAGATCATCCAGGCAGGATTCAACCTTCTTCTTGCCTTGCTCAAGGGTTTGAGAGACAATCTTGGGCCTCTTGTCAGTGCAGTAACGGATATTATTACCAAATTTATCACCGAGGTATCGCGTAATCTTAACAAAATTCTTACTGCTGGTGAGAATCTCCTTCTGCAATTCATCAAGGGCATTCTTACAAAGATTACAGATGTTGCCAGCGCCGTAGTCGATATTATCACCAAATTTATCACTACTATTGCCAGTCAGTATGGACGACTTATCGCAGCCGGTGTTTCAGCACTTGTACAATTCCTTAGCGGTATCGCGAATGCTTTGCCTAAGGTGATTTCAGCGGCTACGGACGTGATTATCAACTTTATAACGGGTATCAGTAATGCTAGTGGCAGAATAGTCACTGCAGCAGTTACGGCAATGATTACTTTTATCAATACGATCGAGCAACAATCGGTCAGGTTGATCAATGCAGGTATGCAGGCAATCATCAATTTCCTGAATGGTATAGCTGCTGGGATCAGGGCTCATTCAGGTGAGATGCGTGCTGCCGGTTTCAATGTCGGAATGGCGATTATCGACGGTATGACTGGAGGACTTCTCAGCAAGGCTCAAGGTATGTATAACCAGGTATCAAGCATTATGGGCCATGCTATGAGCCTCTTCCATAAGATTCCAGGTGTTCATTCGCCGTCGACAGTGACATACGATGTTGGTGAGAATATTATGCTTGGATTGATCAAAGGGTTGGATCAAAATACTAACCAAGCCTATGCTTCGGCTGTTGCTGCGTCTCAGACTGTCATCAACGGATTCAACGATACATTCGAGACGCACTCTCCGTCCAAGGTTATGTATCGGATTGGTCAGTTCGTCGGTCAGGGATTCGCTCAGGGTCTCAGAGGCTCTTCGGATGATATTCGTGGCGCTTTTACCGATCTGAACACCAAATTGTCGGATGCGATGCGCGATGCTCGAGAAACGATCAAAACCGAGTCGGAGAAGCTCCAACAAGCTCAGTCGGACGAAGCCGATAAGATCGCCGAGATTAACAAGAAGAAATACAAGCATGAGGCGGATAGGGTCGCTGCAATTCAAGCAGTACATCAGCAATATGCCGATACTATCAAGAAATCCGAAGAGCTCATCGCAGAAAATCAGAGCGTCTTGGATCGTTCGGCAGCTGCTCGTACTACTTTAACGAAGAGTCTTCAGGACGAAAAGAGAGAACTCATCGGTTTGGCGAACGAGTATGATCGGACTGCTACTAAGCTCGAGTCTGCAAACAAGAAACTTGAAGATTTGAGAAAGCAGCGTTCGGACTTCATCTCGAGTACTGAAGAGCAATATGCAGCTGCTCCTGACATCAGTGATCCGATGACCAAAGAGATCAAAGATGCTAGGGATAAGATAAACTCAGCCAAGGAAGCTTTGAAAGAAGCCAAGGGCGCGGTCGAGCCCGATATGGCGGCGATCGACGCTGCTCACGTTGCTGTTCTGGATGCACAACAGCAATTCGACGATCTGGTCGCCGGTAAGGTGCTGAATGCCAAGGGTACTGGGGTAGACCTGTTGGCAACGTATGTCCAATCGCTCAAAACTCAGACGACAACAGTTGCTGCATATCAGTCTACACTTCAGCAGTTGAGAAAGCTCGGTCTCGACGACGTGACCTATCAGAAACTTCTCTCTGAAGGTCCAACCGATCAGAGATTTGCCGAACAGTTGCTTTCAGGCGGTAAGACAGCTGTCAATAGCTTGAATACTCTTGATTCGCAACTTACTTCTGTCTCGCAAACTCTTGCCACAAATGCAGGTAACAATCTCTACAACGCCGGTATCCAAGGCGCTCAGGGAATTGTCAAGGGTTTGCAGTCTGAAGAGTCGAACATCAAGAAAGAGATGGCCAAGATTGGTCGTCAGATGATCGCTGCTTTGAAGAAAGAGCTCAAGATCAAGTCTCCTTCAGAAGAATTCGCTGAGATTGGTAAATTCTCGATGGAAGGAATGGCCAAGGGATTCACCGATTCTACGAAAGTCGTTGCTGATGCCGTGGACGGCGCTGCCAAGGACGCTATAACGGCGATGAAACGATCTATGAGTGGTATTTCAGACAGTATGGCCGCGGAAATCGATCCAAATCCTGTTATCACCCCAATCTTAGATCTCAGTCAAGTTCGAACCCAAGCTCAGGAGCTATCGGCATTGACGAACACAGTGCCGATTACCGCTGCAGCCTCCTATGGTCATGCTACCAGTATCTCTGCTTCGACACCCACCACTCAAGCCGATGGAACAAATGTTTCCACACCTGCCACATCGGTGACATTCGAACAAAATAACTATTCTCCGGAGGCTTTGAGTGAAGTAGAGATTTACAGGCAGACCAAGAATCAGATATCGCAGCTCAGAATGGCGCTCGCTCTCAACTAACTCTACGGGCCCTCTCCGGAGGGCCTAAGGAGGTTTAAGTGTTAACCGAAGTCAAAGCATACAGCTCGTGGGCTTCTGCTCCTACTCTTCTTCTCGACCAGGATGGCAGACCTGAAACCGATCTGGTGCAGATTCGTAACATCGATGGACTGGAACCGGTAAAGGCTTCGGTAAATACCTCCTTATTCGGATCCGTTGACGGAGCGGCCTATACAGGTGCCAGTGTTCCAGGTCGGAACATCGTCCTTACAATTCATCCAAACCCTGATTGGCATACCTGGAAATACGAGGATCTTCGGAAGCTTATCTACGCTTATTTCATGAGCAAGCGTCCGGTACGTCTGGTGTTCTATAGTGATGAGGATCCTCCTGTAGAGATCCTGGGAATCGTCGAGAGTGTGGACAACAGCATCTTCAGTAAGGACCAGGAATTCAACGTTTCAGTTATTTGTCCTGATCCGTACTTCATCTCGATAGATCCAAAGGTCATCACCGGTCAGACAATACGTTCTGGAGGTGCTCCGGCAACAATTACATACAACGGAACAGTCGAAACAGGGTTCAGAGTCAAAGTCTCCTTCTCTTCAGGAACAGCTCCTACCACTATCGGCATTCAAGTAGGGGATCCGAAGGTAAGTTACTTCAACCTGACGGCTACAGTCGGTTCTAGTCTCTATCTCGACATGAGATCAGTAGCAATGCAGAAGTACATTCAAAATGTGAGTATTGGGACAGGTGTGATCACGAATCTCCTCTCCAAGATGCAAGAAGGGTCGACATGGCCTGTTTTTCAACCGGGAGATAATCATTTCTCCGTGATCACCGATCAGGGTGTTCAGGATTGGGAGCTTACGTTCTATGAACGCTTCGGCGGGCTATGATGCAGCCCTATACTCTCGATCGAGGATTTCACAAGCAGGACATGATCGACGAATTCTATTCGATTATCTGGACCGAGCGATACTACGGTGACAGTGAAGTCGAGATGGTTGTCGAGCCGACAAGTGAGATGATCAAGAAGCTGGTTCCAGGGACGTTTCTCGGTCTTGAAGGATCCCGGAAGACGATGATGCTCGAGACGTTCGATATCCAGCCGGAAAGTCTTAAAGTAACGGGTATCTCTCTTCTCAAATGGCTCAACAACCGATTCATTCGAGTCTCTGCATCACATGAGGACAAATACTGGTACATTGCTGGTCAACCTCCTGGGCAAGTACTTTGGACGATCGTCTACTACATGTGCTGCCAGGGAAGTCCGTATCTAAATGGTGTGAATCCTATCGGAATCCCCAATCCGCAGCAATTCGTCATTCCAGGATTAGGTTTGAAGGATTATGACACTGCTGGGGGAAACATTAGTGTGGGAGTACCGTACGGACCTGTCTATGATGCTCTTCGAGAGATTGCCACCACCTATCAGGTCGGAATGGAGATCACGCTGGAATCAGTGAGTGATACATCGTTCACTCTCGGTTTCAGGAGTTATCGAGGATTGGATCGCACCAGTGGACAGAGCACGAATTCCGTCGTTCGCTTCTCTCCACAAATGGACTCGTTCACGAACATCAAAGAGCTCCAATCAATCGCTTCGTTCAAGTCTTTGGTCTATGCGTTTGCACCTTCGTTCACACCACAAGAAGGTCAACCAGATTTAAGGACTGCAGCGGGAGTAAGCGCCATGTCTGATGTCAGTTACAATGGATTCGACTTGCGCGCGCTCATGGTGTTCTCAGAAGACATTACGACCGACATGGTGCAAGGAAGTGCAACAAATCTTCTCAACATCTTGAACAGCCGGGCATATGATGCTCGTACGGACCATCGATTTGTCAAGGCTGTCGATGGAGAGATCGTCCCACAAAACCAGTTCAAGTACGGAGTGCATTACAATCTCGGAGATGTCATCGAGGTACAAGGAAACAGCGGTGTTGTCCAGAGCTCGAGAGTCACTGAGTATATTCGAGCACAGGATTCATCCGGAGAAAGAGCATATCCTACAGTGGCAGTGCTTGCTTAAGGGGGAGAATTGACGTCATTTCAATGGGCCTTGGTTTCTTTTATCGTTGGGTTCATGGTCGGATTCGCTGTTAAAAGATGGCTCACTCATCGCAAAGCTTATGTAGGCACTATTCTCATAAGTCATGAGGATGAGAAGACGTTATATTCTCTGGAACTAGACGACTATCCTGAAAAAATCGCGCTGAAGAAGGAAGTAGTCTTCAAGGTCGATACGACTCCCGATACTCTCGATCGCGATTGAAACATTGCGTATAATAGAAACTCTAGTAAAGGAGCGTAATGTTCTTACGGCCGAAAGTAAGTAGTCCGGTCGAACTGGAACTCGCCAGCTTGTTTCGTGAGCTGAAACATAACGCTGTTGATTCCAAGGAATACGCCACGATCCTTGACCATATCGTGACCTTGCACGGCTTGCAGAAAGATGAAGAAACTACAGGCGTGAACAAGAACACGTTGGTATTGGTCGCTGGCAATCTCCTGGGGATCTTCATGATAATCAGACACGAGCATGTCAACGTCGTGACATCCAGGGCGATCAGCCTGTTGACAACGCCGAAGTGACAGAAGTTTCTTGAAGAGATTCGAGATATGGGGGGCCGCAAACGTGGCCCTTCATATTTTTCTGTCGTATGAAAAACATCTCCTATAATGAAACCTATCAAAGGAGTTGTATGGATATCAATGATGAGACACTCGTCAAGATCTTTGAAAGTCTCATGAGCGGAGAACCAGTCACTTTCGGAACAGTCACAGGTCGAATTCCTCTCGTTGAAGTGAACGAGAAGGACGAGACCGTGGTGCATTTCGAAGTGACTATCGAAGACGCTCCCGAGCCTCTCAGAGCAACACTGATCGTCCACAAAGAAGAATCCAACAAAGTTTGATAGATTCAAAAAGGAGAGTCCTAACACGGATTCTCTTTTTTCATCCTGAAAAAACCCCGGGGGAAAATTTCTGCCCAAGTCGCAGTTATTACTTCGCTTATAATGAAACCTATGAAAGGAAGAATTCATGATTTATCTGAAACTCATTGTGGCCAAAATCCTGCATCCCAGGACTCAGGTTCGCATCAAGAGACTTCGGAATCAAGACGTGATTATGTACCGTCCTAGGTAATTCAAGAAAGGGGATCCTACCAGGATTCTCTTTTTTTCCCTGCAAATCGCAGGATTTACTGGGTCTATAATGAAATCTAACAAAGGAGTAATTATGAATTACGGACTCGGAAAGTTCGCCATCGATTGTGCCCTGACCTTCATCACAGGAGGGTTCTGGCTGATCTGGGTGTTCGTCCGCGAGATGCATAA